TGCTCCGAATAAATCGGAAGGTTCCGCTGTAAACTTCGATGATGCTAACGAAGCATTCACTGCTCGTTACAACAACGAAACAATAGCATTGGCTTTCTCAATCACGGAAGAAGCTATCGAGGACAATCTTTATGATCGTCTCGGAAGCCGATACACCCGTGCTCTTGCGAGATCAATGGCCCACACAAAGCAAGTTAAAGCTGCCGCTATATTGAACAATGCGTTCACTGGTGGAGCTTCTGCTGGAGGAGATGGAGTTGCACTTTGTTCAACTGCACACCCTCTTACAAACGGTGGGACACTATCAAACACACCATCTACTGCTTCTGATCTAAACGAAACTTCTTTGGAAGATGCGTTGATCAGTATTGCTGGGTATGTTGATGAGCGAGGACTAAAAGTAGCTCTTCGAGGTATGAAGTTAATTCTACCACGTCAGCTTCAGTTCATCGCAGAACGTATCATGGTATCTAATCTTCGGGTTGGCACTGCTGATAACGACACTAACGCAATCAAATCAATGGGAATGGTTCCTGACGGTTATACCGTTAACGATTTCCTAACTGATCCAGATGCGTGGTGGGTTAAAACAGATGCTCCTAGAGGGTTCATCCATTTCGAGCGTACTCCAATGTCTACAAACATGGAGGCCGACTTCGATACAGGCAACATGAGATACAAGGCTCGGGAGCGTTATAGCTTCGGATTCTCTGATCCACGTTGTGTGTTCGGTTCGCCAGGAGCGTAATCGGAACTATGAAAAGAATAGAGAGGGCGGCTTAATCAGTCGCCCTCTTTTTATTTATGAAAGGAGACTGACTATGAAAATTGTAAATTGGGTCGCAAAAAGACTTACTGAACCATCTAGCTATGCTGCGATTGGTGTAGGGGTTATAGGTGTTGGGATGATCACAGGCATGGGTGAATTGATGTTCATCGGTGTTGCTAGTGCCATCTTAGGACTTATTCTTGCAGAAGAAGCTAAAAACTGCGACTGCGACAAATAAATGAGGGAAGGGTCAAGTATTAACGCTTGACCCTTTCTTTTTCTTTTTAATTGATGTAATCTGTAGTCACCTTGACAGTCGCATGGTGCGACTGACATTTGCCTAGACAAGGAGATTGACATGGCTAATACAACATTTACAGGACCAGTCCGTTCCGAAAACGGATTTAAAGTAGTATCTAAAAACGCTACAACAGGTGCAATCACTGATACCGCAGTTATTGCTTCAACAGGTATTGTTACCAATAAATATGTAAAACACGTTGGTTTTGCAACAGGTGTTACAGTTAACACTACGGCAGGGGATAGCCCGACAATTGGTGAGTTTACTCAGCCAGCAAATACAATAATCACTGACATTAAAATATTTTGTGACACTTCTCCAGTTATTGGAACAGGTGATATTGGATATGAAGTTGGTACTTCTTCTTCTGGTGCACAAATTGTTGCGGCTCAGACAGATGAGATTCTTGATGGAGGTACAACTGTAGTAGAACATAACGTAACTGTAACTAGTTTGGTTCTTCAAACACAAGATGGTACAACTGCACCAGCTTCTGTTCAATACACCGACACCGCAAGAACTATTTACTGCAACATCACTAATACAGTTGATGCGACAACAGCAGGATCGTTCACGTTCATTATTGAGTACGTTCAAATTGCGTAACCATTAATTAAGGTAGGGGGTAACCCCTACCACTTTTATAAAGGAGAATAATATGGCAGGTTCAGACGTACAATCCACGTTTATTGAATCAGCGGCGGCGGATCCAAATGGAATTTCAGCAAGTGCAGCGGTTGGAAACAACGCTAATTTGGTTATAGGCGGAGCTTTAGCCAGTGGTGGTGCCGTTACTTTCGATAGCCCAAGGAATGTAACAATTACTTCTGCGGGTAACGATAGTGGAATATCCTTTACCGTTACTGGAACGGATGTAGACGGCGCGGCTCAAACAGAAAGTATTACAGGAGCAAACGCGGATATAGCAACAGGATCAAGCACTTTTGCAACAGTCACTCAAATTGCGGCAGTAGGTAATCCTGCGGGTAATGTTGAGGCTGGTTCAGGAACAGCGATCAAAGCTATTATCTTTGATGGAAGATGCAGATTAAAAGGTATTTATTTGGTAAGCACTGCAACAGGTGGAACAATTTCTTTTAGAAATACATCTATAACAGGAACGGCTCTTTTACAGTATCAAACTCCTGCGAGTGTAGGCTCAGAGTATCCAGATGTTCCAGATAATGGGATGTTGTTTACAGATGGAGCGTATATAACATATAGTTCTGTTCATTCAACTTCTGCAACGATCTTCTACGCATAGAGGTTCCTATGGCTGATAACATGCCTAAAAGAAATAAAAAGAATTTCCGACCAACCAAGAGTGGTGCGGGAATGACTGAGAAAGGTGTGAAAGCATACAGGAGAAAAAACCCTGGTTCTAAATTAAAGACTGCGGTTACAGGCAAAGTTAAAAAGGGCAGTAAGGATGCGAAGAGACGTAAGTCATATTGCGCTCGATCTGCGGGTCAAATGAAAAAGTTTCCGAAGGCGGCTAAAGATCCTAACAGTCGGCTTCGGCAAGCTCGAAAAAGATGGAGATGCTGATGGGTGCTCAAATAAAATTACTTTTTATTGCGGCTGGTATCACAACTGTCTTAGGTGTTTCAGGAGCGTGGTCTACTTGGGTGACGCGCACATTAATAAATGTAGATAAGAACACAGAAGTAATGAATGTTAAATTAGATGCTAATCACAATATGTTAGCGATGATTATGAAAAATCTTTCTATAGAGAGGGTAACTTATGGCTACGTCAGGGACTAGAAACTTCGATCTTAGTATTGGTGAGATTATTGAAGAAGCGTATGAGCGGTGTGGTTTAGAAGTTAGAACTGGTTATGACGCAGAAACTGCTAGAAGATCTCTTAATTTGATGTTTGCTGATTGGTCGAACAGAGGTGTAAATCTTTGGACAGTACGTTCGGCTACTCAAGCTTTAACACAAGGTACTTCGGCATACACTTTAAGCAAACATACTGTTGATATTCTACAAGTAGTTCTGAACCGGGATGGAACAGATTATGAGATGGATAGAATTAGTCGAGATAATTATGCCACTATTCCTGATAAAACCACCCAGGGAAGACCTAGTCAGTACTATTTTGATCGTTCAATATCACCAGTTTTAAATGTTTGGGCTACACCAGAAAACTCAACAGACACTCTTACATATTATTACATTCAACAAATGGAAGACGCAGATTATCTTTACAACAATGTAGAAGCTCCTTTGCGGTTCTATCCTTGTATGGTTGCGGGACTTGCATACTATATGGCTATGAAAAGAGCCCCCGATAGATTGCAAATATTAAAAGCAGTGTATGAAGAAGAGTTTGCAAGAGCCTCTGATATGGATCAAGACTTCTTAGATCTTCCTCTAAGACCAAGTGGTAGTTACTTGAGGGTTAGCTAATGGCATATGCAAGTGGTAAAAAAGCTTGGGGAATATCAGATAGATCTGGATGGAGATATCGTCTTCATTCTATGAGGACAGAATGGAATGGATCTAAAGTTGGACCTGATGAATGGGAAGAAAAACAACCTCAGTTAAGTCCTCCTCCTGTTTCTCCAGACCCTCAAGCACTGCGAGATCCCAGACCTCAAACAAATTTAGCCGCAGAAAGAGTTATACAATATGGGTGGAATCCTGTAGGTATGGCAAGTAATGATGGATTAACTCCTAATGATCTCCCTGGGACAGGAGAGATAGGAACTGTAACGGTGGTAGTAACATGAGTTTTACATATGCAGAATTAAAAACAGCAATACAACAATACGCTGATAATACGGAAACAACATTCGTTGCTAACCTTCCTACTTTTATTAAAACAGTAGAAGAACGGATTTTAAAATCAGTTGATTTAGAAACATTTAGAAAAAACGTAGATGGTACTGTTTATGCTAACAGTCAATTTCTTGCTGTACCCTCTGATTACCTCGCTTCTTTTAGCCTGTCTGCTCAATACAATGGAGCAGAAGCTGTTACTGGAATTAACGCTAGAACATTTTTGTTACAAAAAGATGTGAACTTTATTCAGACATACACTCCCGCTCCTCAAGATACGACAGCGTCTCTCTTACAGGTAGGAAAACCTTTGTACTATGCCTACTTTGATCAGGATAATTTTATTCTTGCACCTGTACCTGATGATACATATAAAATGGAGTTACATTATTTTTACAGGCCTCAAAGTTTAACCGCCCTTGGTGATAATGGAACCACCTGGTTAAGTGAGAACGCCCCGAATGCTATGTTGTTTGGTAGTTTAGTTGAGGCTAATTTGTACATGAAGGGGGAACAAGATTTGGCACAAATGTATGAGATACGATATCAAGAGTCACTAGCTAGATTAAAAGACTATGCTGAAGCTAGAGAGAACTCAGATGCTTATCGAAGAGGATTACCAGAAAGACGCAGATCATGAAAATAGCTATTGTTGGGTTAGGTGGGAGCTATTCCGATTATATAGCTGCACGGATACGTTCAGAAAAGTTTGATGAGGTATGGGGAATAAACTGCGTTGGTGGTATTATTCATGTAGACAAGACTATTATGATGGATCCAGTTTCAAGGTTCTTGGACTCAGAGAACGCAGGATCACAAACAGGTATTGCTAGAGAGTTTTTAGAAAAAAACACTAAGCCCATACTTACTTGTGAAATGGATAATAGAGTTAAACATCTAGAACCTTATCCGCTTGAAGAAGTAATTAAAGAATTAAACATTTGTTATTTTAATAATACTGTGCCGTATGCAATAGCGTATGCAATATACTATGGTGCAAAAGAACTTTGTTTGTACGGATTAGATTACACTTATAGGCACGTTAATATGGCAGAAGCTGGTCGAGCTTGTACTGAGTTTTGGTGTGCCATAGCAACATCAAGAGGAATAAAGATAGAAGTTGCACATAATTCAGGTCTTTTGGATACGAATGTACCAGAAAACGAAAAACTATATGGTTATCACAGATTAAAAGATCCTTTGGTTCAAACACATGAAAATGGTGGCTTGTTAATAACCAAACAATCTAAGATGGAACCACCTGAACCAGTGGATCAAGATCCTGTGGTGTTTGGAAGACATGATCTACAATATGTAAATGGGAGAGAGTATAAAAATGTTTAGTGTAAATGGAGGAATGGAGACGGGACTAATTAAAATAGTTTCGTCAGACAATGGGGGACTAAGTAACGACCAGATTTCTGAAATGGCTGTTGATAAAATAGTTGCTGTATCAGAGACTGCACCTGAACCAATCAGGCAACAAGCGCAAGCTTTCTCTGATAATGTACGAAATGTCGTGCATTATCATATAGAGTTGGCTAGACGTGAAGAACGTGCTACTATATGTCATAAATTACGAGAGGCTGGTCACCCCGATTTAGCCGATACTATAAGGAGAATATAAAATGGCAATCACACAAGCAATGTGTACATCGTTTAAAAAAGAATTGATGACAGCTACACATAACTTTGCTACTAACGGAAACGCTTTTAAATTAGCATTATATGCTATTGGCAGTGGCGGTAAGTCCAGTACAACTGCAACATTAGGAGCCGCATCTACGGTGTATGTAACAACTGGAGAAGTAGCTTCAAGTGGAACGTATGTCACTGGAGGATTAGCTTTAACTAAAGTTGCACCAACCTCCTCTGGAACAACGGCGTTCACTGACTTTGCGGATCGAAGTTTTACAACTGCAACCATTACTGCAAGAGGTGCTTTGATATACAATGACACTAACGGCAATAAAGCAGTAGCTGTTCTTGACTTTGGATCTAACAAGACATCTACATCAGGTACATTTACTGTTCAGTTTCCAACGGCAGATGCTTCTAACGCTATAATTCGTATCGCTTAAAGGAGTAATCCTTTGGCTAATATAGGTTGGGGTGAAAGCACTTGGGGTAATAATCGTTGGGGCGGTCAACTTGATGTTTCCGTTTCCCCAACAGGTGTTGCCGCAACTTCTGCGGTAGGTTCCGTTTTAGCTAAAATACCTGTAACAGCCGTAGTAACAGGTGTTGAAGGATCAATGCCTTTTGGTGGTTGGGGTCAAGATGGTTTTGGCTCTGGTCTTTGGGGTGGCATAGTTGCAGAAGGGCTACCTATTGGAGGTGGGTTAGTAGCGGGTCAAGTAGGCACTGGTGCGGTAGGCACAGCAACAGTCGTTGCAGAAGGGCGTAGTATAGAGTCAGGTGTAGTAGGGATTTCTGCGCTAGGCACTGCTCTTGCTGGTGCTGGTGCAATAGTTACTGAAACGGGAATGGTTGGTTCTATAGGATTAGGGGACGAGTCCGTTGTAGGTACAGCACTTGTAACACCTTCAGGAGTTTCTTCGACAGTCAGTATTAGTGGTTATTCTGCTACAACAATTACAAAAACAGTGACTGTTCAAAATGTAAGTGGAGCAAATAAATATTTTATTGATGGTGTGCAACAACAAACACAAGAGTTGTTTGAGCGCAACACTTACAGGTTTGATCAGTCAGACTCTTCTAATTCAGGTCATCCTCTTAGATTTTCTACTACGTCCAATGGATCACACGCTGGGGGATCGGAGTATACCACTGGAGTAACGGTGAACGGAACTCCCGGTCAAGCGGGTGCGTATACAGAGATAACTGTACCAGAGTTTGCTCCAACTTTATATTACTATTGTACAAACCATAGTGGCATGGGTGGAACAGCGAATACACCTTTCGTGTTTAACATACTACCTACTACAGGTGCTCCCGTTACAAATGCCCCTGCTATGACTTCGGCTCTTGGAACAGTCATTGGCGAAGAAAACGTATGGGGTAAAATAGTCCCCTCCTCAACAACACCTGATTGGACTGAAATAGCGGCATAAGGAACATAAAATGGCAAGTACATATGTAAATAACCTCAGACTCAACGAGATGGCGACAGGCGATCAATCGGGAACATGGGGTACAACGACAAACACCAACTTAGAATTAATTGGGCAAGCTTTCGGTTGGGGGACAAGAGCGATTGCTAACGCCTCAACAGATAATATAACCATAGCGGATGGTGCTTCAGATGCAGATCGAAGCATGGCTCTTAAACTTACTGGAGGAGGACAGGCATGTACAGTAACGCTTTTGCCAAATACATCTTCTAAAGTTTGGATTATGGAAAACGCTACAAGTTATACTTTAACTTTCACACAAGGAAGTGGTGCTAATGTTGCGATCCTAGCGGGTGAAACAAAGATGATTGCAACGGATGGCGGTGGCTCTGGTGCCGTGGTCTACGATGTTTTAACAGATCTTAATTTAGCGGGTACAACTAAAGCCGCGGCTCTAACTGTTTCAGGAAATTCAGATTTTGATGGAGACTTAGATGTAGACGGTACAACTAACCTAGACGTTGTTGACATTGATGGTGCTGTAGATTTTGCATCTACTACGGCTCATGCTGGAAACGCTACTTTTGCAGATAGTGCAAAAGTTCAACTAGGTGCAGGGGCAGATTTACAAATTTTTTATGATGGGTCTAATGCTTTTATTAATAACACTGTAGCAGGTTCGCTTTCTATTAAATCAGATGACATTAATCTTATGAGTTCTGACTCAGAAACTATGGCAGCATTTGTGGAAAATGGCGCAGTCACCCTTTACCACGACAATTCCGCAAAACTAGCTACTGCCGCAGCTGGTGTAACAGTTACGGGAACTCTTGTACCTTCAGGTGTAGTAACAGCCAACGCTGGTGTGGTTGTAGATGAAATGACTCTGGACGGTGATACACTTACAGCTACAGATACTTTTACGATTGATGCTGTTGATGATATAACTCTTAATTCTGATAATAGCGGTAGAATACTTTTTGGCGATGCTTCAGTTATCTATGGAATTGCTTCTAATTCAAGTAGTGATTTTGTACTTGAAGTGGGTACAAACGACAAAGATATGCTGTTCAAAGGCCAAGACGGTGGTTCAGCCATTACAGCTCTCACCCTTGATATGTCAGCGGCAGGTGCGGCTACGTTTAATAATGATGTTACTGCGTTCTCTGACGAGCGTCTA